ACCACCTTGTATATTACCAGACGTAGCATTACTAGTGCTAGTTATATAAAAATAATTTATAGGAGAAGTTATAGGATCTGATGTTGTTGCTCCTGTAACATTGCCTGCTGAATCTATTTGACCTAATGCAATAGTAAAACCATTTACATTATTTAAATCACTTACATTATCAAAAGTTGGAATATTTCCAAATGATTGTAAATTTTTTAAATCTGCTTCATTTGCACCACCTGGACCAGCAGAAGTTACAACAGGTGGGCCTCTAAATCTTACAATATCTCCAGCAGATCTTTGATGGTCTTCTGAAAAAACATTTACATAAGTTGTGCCACCAGAAATAATAGATGTAAATGGATTATTACCTAAAAGTATTAAACTTTTTTTAGATGCTGGTTGTGGTCTTGGATTAAATAAAGCTTGTGGATCTGATCCAACTGGTTTTGGTTCAAGTTGTGGTTGTTTTGGTTCATACTCTGAAGTGTGTACCAAAGATCCATTCCATTCTCTAACCATTTCAGTATATGGAAATGCCATTCCTGATCTATCAGAAATTGCTAATGCTCTTTTACCTGCTGCATACTTACCCATTATACTCCGTCTCCATAAAATGTTTGTGGTGATATGAAACTAGATGTACCTTGATTGTCTGCATCAAGTGCTCTTAACATTTCGCTTTCATATCTTCTTTCAAGTTCTCCAGATCTTTCTGGTGAAACTTTTTGACTTAAATAATATGCAAGACCTGAAATCATGCATGGATAAAATCTATTAACTACATCTGATGTATTATTATAAGCACCTACATCTTGTATTTTAGATAAATAATAAAAACACAATTGAAAACTACTTGGTGTAGTTGTGCTTGATACACTTGAACTTGGTGTAGCATATAAAAATATATTTGGATTTAATTGTCTTTGTACATAGTATTGTGAAGGTGTACCTTTAGTTAATTTATTTGGTGTAGCTGAATAAGCAGATCTATCTATTTTTGTAAGTGAAATATCTACTGGTGCAGTTGTATCAGAGTTGTTTCTGTAATAAGCTTCTAATACAGAATCTATATCTTGTGGAAAATTTTCTGAATCTGATGCATAATTATATTCTGCTTGTCCTTCAACTAGTGGAACTTTCGCTAGTTTTACTTTCCATAAATGAACTCCTCTGTTACCCCATTCTTGAAACATTATATTTAATGATCTTCTTGCAGATCTTAATTGATAACCTGTTCTAGTTCCTAATACACCTGTTCTCTCAAATGCTTCTTCAATAATATCATCCATTTGAGGATTGAATTCTGTAGTTTCAGAAGTTGGTGAAATAGTTTGTGCAGTATTACCCATACCTGCGTGTGCAGTACAGTAATAAAATAATAACGGAGCGCCTGTTGTTCTAACCGGTGCTACATTAATTGTAGTATTTGCTCCTGCATTTCCAGGTACTCCAGTTGTAGTTACACCTGTAGTATAAGTTGCTGCTGGACTATTATTAGCATTTGTAGAAAATGCTATAGTGTGTGTAGCATTAGTAGTATCTGATTGATCGAAGATATATGTATTACCTTCTTGTAGATATAGAACAGGGGCTAACTCTCCGTTAATATAATATTTATTACCGGTACCGTATTGAGTAGTACCCGTTGCTACGGTTACTGTATAAGTTATTGTAGCCACAATTTACTCCTACGTAAATGTTATAGTAACACCAGGTGTTGCAGTTAAATCTAAATAAATTCCATCATCAAATAGAATTCCAGAACCAGGAACATAAAAATCTATTCCCTCGTCTCCAAATTTAAATGTAGCTACTACAGTTCCTGCAGCTCCACCACTTTTAAAAATTATAGTTGAACTTGCTGCACCTTCTGCTTGAATGCCTGTTATTCTAGCTCTTTGTCCTGTAGGAACCATTTGTCCATCTGCTGTAGCGTGGGCTACTAATTGATCACTTGAGTATGATGCCATTTTTTCTCCTGTTAAATTATTGTGTGGGCCGAAGCCCACACTTAATTAATTATTATACTGCTG